CGTCCCATAAATTCTGCATAAGAAATGCTTAGTGCCGCCATTGGAACCAAAACCGTGGCTTCTAATGGAGACCAGAAATAGTAGTGGTGTGTAGAAAGGTAATCAATAATTCCAAACACCTTTCTCTTTTCATTATTTGGAGCAACTGTATCTAGTGCTCCTGCAGAAATTGATGCTCTGCCATTAACTGGAAGAACTCCTGAAATTAAAGAAATTAGAGCAACAACTGCTCTTTTTGATTTTACCCTGTCTGCTATAAATTTATATACAGGGAGGAAGATCTGAGTCTTTTTTGCCCAAAATGATAGTCCCATAACTGTTGCCAGCAACAACAAGTACTGCTGATTATCTGTAATTAAACTAGTTGTTATTTCCATTGTTTTCCTTTTCTACTACAACTATATAAATGCCATTCCACCAGTCTTTTTCCGACTCTAAGGAATTCAGTATTTTCTTACTATACAATATTTTTAATCCAGATTCAATTATGCCTTTGTAAGCACCCTGAACTACTTCCGTCCAATTTGCATCATCAAATATTAGAATAGATTGATTTGCAAATGTAGGAGAATAATATTTAACTGCATTCTTTGTGGACTCAAAATCATGCGGTCCGTCATAAAAGAATAAATCAACATTTGAAATGCTTGATAGATTAACCTTAAACATATCTGAGTTAGATATAAAAACCCTATTGTTTCCTCTATATGGAGCAATATTATTTTTAAACTCTTGGATGGTATTTGTGTTTGGGGTTTTCCATCCTTCTCTTACCGCTTGTGGGGCTTCCTGCCACATGTCAACAAAGTATGCATCTAGATTATTGCCACTTAATGCAGAAGCGGCTGTAGCGCCTTGGTAGGACCCAATCTCAAGGTATTTTGAGGAAGTCTTAGCAAGTCCATTTATTAAAGACTGTATTCTTGTTGATGTAAGTCCTGGAATATTAATTTCAATTGGATTATTTACAGAATCTACTAATTCTTTTGCCACCATAGCAACTTTTGGATTTATATGGTTCCCATATTTGGCAGCCATTATCTTGTCACAATAACCACAATCCCAGCAATCAAATTTACAATTTTTGATCTTATTGCGCCAGATGGTAATCGGTTTGTCAACCATATTAGTTTCTTCAATAAAATCATTAAAGCTGTCAAATAGAATTTCTTCATTGTTGGCATACCTCCTGATTATATCCATGGTTTCTTTTAGCCTTGTATGGGATTCCCGCCCATGCATCTTAATAACATCAACTCCCAGGTCGTCTAAAAACTCTTGCCAGTCTTCACGCCATGGTGGGAAATTTGCTGTTTTTAATGATACAGCAAAATCTTCATGGTCCCACTTTGGGCAGGACACTCTGCTTATAGGATCATTAAAATATTGAGGCCCATCTGTGCGGGTATTATTAAATTGATAGTGTTCGTCCATCATTATGCAGCCGCCGTAGCAGCCTTCATTTGCCAACAAAGACAGCTTTACGCCAAATTGTTGCTTGGCTTTATTAAATCTTTTTAGCTTTTCGTGGTCTCTCATTAGATCACGATCTAAGTTTATATAGTCAAAGCCAGCCTTAGCTAGCTTTTCTATGTCTCTAGGCTCTGAAACATTTCTAAGGATTGTGTTCTTAACAAACAATTCTGGAAAGGCTTTTTTTATTTGTCCAGTAGCCATCCAATGAGTGTGTGGTATTGTTGCCGATCTAATTCCTAAATCATAAAGTGGTGCAAAACTTTCAATAAACAAATCTAAGTTTTGTTGTGATGGCCTCACTTCTGTATTATTAAATACTGCAGATGCTGTAATTCCAGTCTCAGACTGAATGTGTAGAGCTAGATTAATTAAATAAGAATAATCTTCTTCTTGGCCCTCAAAAATATCACCCATAGCATCTTGTGTGAATGGCGGGATTCTGCAAGTAAAATAAAAATCATAAATATATTTATTGTATTCCTTTAGGAACTGTATAAACTCAATTGTCTGTTTTTCATTTAACTTTGGGTTTAATGGCACACTAAACATTTTCCTACAAATCTATTTTGGCTACGGCGTCAGGATTATGCCCAACTCCAAATCTATCAGATATTAGTATACCAGTTTCCTGCCAGTCTTGACAAGACTCTATCTCTGCAATTATTTTATTTTTCTTAACTATTAGCTCTGCCTCAGACTCCCATTTGTCATTCCTTAGCTCAACGGGTGTGGAGTTTGAAATTAAAACTTTGTTGGCATAATATTTATTTAAAAGAAAATGCATTATGGCCTTATGGAAAAGGCAACCATTTTTTTTGTCTAAATCAGACAAGGTATATTTAAACTTATCTTTATGTGGCTCAAGTAAATATTTATCTATTTGATTGTATGGCGCTGTGTTTTCTCTTACGCTAATAACACCTTTATATTTTCCAGCAAATTTCCAGGCATATGCTACATCTTTTGACACAACTGTAATAGATGGTAGATTTATATACAACAATAGGTTCTCATCTACTGCTCCTACCATTACATTTCCCCATGATCCAACCTCCTCTATATAAGAGGCGTTATCTTCTATATCAAATAAAAAATAAATCACTCAAGCTCTTCCCACAAGCTTGTTTCTGAATCGGCAAGCTCTAACCTTTTTTTAACTTCTATCTGTAGTGAGTCTAGCTGCTTATTTGTTTCAATTGCTTTAAATACGGCATGCTCTAAGGCTATCTCTCTAACTTCTTTTGGAAGCTGATCTATTGCCTCCATATTTCCTCCATTAACTCTTCCGTAAAACATTAAATCGTATGCCGCCTGTGCACCAAGTCTAATGCCCCAAAGCTCTGCCTCTAATCTTTCTTCCTCATCATGGTTTCCAATAATATCCATAATAAGTCTGCCATCTGGAAGCTTACCTTCTTCTGAATCGTTAAACTTGTCTATTAACATCATATACTTATCTCTTTCTTCGTATATTAAGCTAACAGAGTTTTTTTGAGTTAATAGAAGCCTTTCTTTTTCCTTAATATTAAGTTCGTGAATTTTTATTTCTACAGGAGAGGTTGAGAGCTGAATTCTTTCTTTTTCTAATTCAATTTCTAGCTTTGTTCTTTCTATTTTAAGTTCCTGATCTGATATCATATTTTCTCTTGAACCAAGCTCTAGCAAAAGCTGTCTTAATTTTCCAAATGGTGTGAACTGTGCTCCGCCGACAAAATTATCTATTTTAAATACTGGAACACCCCAGTGTCTATTAGTAGCGTAAAGAAGAATGTCTTTTTGTGATTTTGTATAGCCAGAAACATCCGACGTTAAATCGTTTATATATCTCATTTTATTTCCTATCTATTAAGAACGTTGTGCTGAGTAGGCAGAGCTTCTGCCTGGAACTCCCTTAGACTGCATTGTGCTGCTGCCTTCATAACCAGAGTCTGTAGCATAATTAAATCTCCACGATCTATTATTTTGCTCTCCGTTATAGTTTCCAAGCATAAATTGACGATCTTGCCCCATGTCAAAATCTTCTTCGCCACAATTTGTAATTGGCTTTCCAACATTTCCTACGTTTGTCTCTGTAGCAACGCTCCATCTTCTTAGGTTGTTGCCTCCAGCGTAATCACCTTCATTGCCATTATAAAGATATGTTAGCTTAGAAGAAATTCCTTTTTGTTGGCCATGAGCACCAGCCACTGAAGAACTAGACTGAGATTCTGTTGCAAAAACAAATTTTAACGCTGAGTTGTTTCCATAGTGAAAACCTTTTGTCTCGTGATAAACAGAAGACATGGTGTCTGAGTTTGGACCAGCGGCTGAACCAATAGAGCTCATCCATTGCTGGGTTGTAAAATTAAATTTCATAATTGCTGCTGATCCATCTGCTGGTTTTCCGTATGCAAATGACTGCTCTTGATGCATTATTGTTCCAGCATTTGCAACGTTATATGGAGCTGACGGTCCAACATTTGAAACATTTGTTCTCATATTGTACCGATTAGTTTGCGAACTTGATCCTCCAACTGTATTATTGGCTTTAAGAACATAAGCAAATGTATCGTCTGCCATTCCGCCTGGATATGCAGTAGAGTTATTTAAAGGACTTCCTAAATCTATAGTTGTATCAGTTGAATGTGTTACTTCGTTAACGCTTGTCCACGGAGAGCTATTTCTATATCCAGCAAGAACGTATCCTTTTGTAATAACTTGTCTTAAAAGAAAAGATACTGGGCCGCCTGCTCCGCCTCGCAAATATCTGGTTTGTGGAAATGGCATTTAAATCTCCACATTATATTTTACTGTAATAGAATTAATTCCAAGTGACGGCCATGTAATGCTAAATGGATCTTCTTGATCTGTAAGATCTCTTAATGCTTGACGATAAGAAACAATCTTTGCCTTATCTGATTCTGAGAATGAAGCAAAAACATCTGGAAGAACTAAATAGTCTGTTGCATTAATTGTGTTATTTCTGTGGTACTTGACTTCATTCCATCTAGATTCTACTAGAGCGTCTTTTTCTGCTTTTGTTAAATTTAATACTTTATATGATCCTACTACTGCTCCCGCATTCCATTCACGAGTAAATTCAATTCTTTTATTTTTTGCATCATACTCTGGAATAGATAAGTCGTCTTGAACAACATACCAATTATCAAAACCTTCTAGGTGTGCCTGTAGGATTGGTGATGGAAAATGTGTTGATGGATAAAGCTCTCTTAGAGACTGCTCATTAACAATTTGAACAATTTCTTCTTCTATAACTTGTGCGTACATTATCTTGAGTCCTTCATTGCTAGAGTTCCACGCCAGTTTGCACCGTTATCATAGGTAACAAATGTTATTACATCGATTCCGCCTGAAGTTAGGGCTGGTGCAGTAGCTGCTGGATATTTAGCATTTGTAAAGGATACTGTATAAGAGCCGCCGCCTACTAGCTGCAAAGAAAATCCAACAACTCCAGTTGATGGTGTGTTTGTAATGCTAAAAGTTGTATTACCATTAAGTGTGGCTGTAAAATCATTTGACAATGCTAGGTTTAAAGCAACCGTTCCACTTACTGTCCCGAGATCAGTTCTACCAGTTTTATATCCAGATATGGTTGCTCCAGTTGTAGTAATATTTGTGAAATTCATTGTATCATTAACAACATCGCTATAAAGTGCCATTATACTAACCTCCACCCTCTTGTTGAATCAACATAAACTAAATGCAGTCTAGCAGAGTTAGTGTTAACTGTCATATTTTCAGCAGTTCCCATAATTCTTTCACCATTTCTTGCAATTGTAAAGTTTGTTGCTCCAGCTGTTCCAGCCGCATCAACAATTCTAACTTCATTTCCAATAGATGGAGTAAGAGGAAGAGTTAATGTCATGTTTACTGCTGGGATAACCAGAATTCTATCATTTATGGCCAACTGCTTTGTTCCACTTGTATGCAATGACCAAGCATTCCATCCGCCAAGCGCCGCTAATGAGGATGCTGTGGCAATTGCTGATTGCTGGGAATTAATAGATGACTCAAGAGAAGTTACTCTTGGTGTAATGTTATTATATGCTGCATTCAGCGTGTTGTATGCAGACTGAAGAGTTGTAACTGCTGTACCGTTTGCTGTACCGTTTACAACTGTAATGGCTGCATCTCTTGCTGTATTTAATTCAGTTATTGCTGCTGCAGTAGCCCCAACAACATCGTTTACCCCCAAGGCTGTAGATAGCGTTTCAAGAGCTTCTGCTAAAAGTAGGAGCGAGTTTGCATCTAGTGTGCCAGTTGCATACAAGGCATCTACCTTTGTTTTAAATACATTTATCTGATCAGATAATGTAGAGTAATTAGGCATTCATGCCCTCCTTTTTTAAGCCTGGGCCTCTGTCCATGACAAACGGCAAGAAATGTTACCTGTTGTAGCACCAAGGTTTGTTGCTACGATTGTAAGAATATCTGGACCATTTGGGAATCCTGGAGAGGTCGTGTTTCCATTTCCAGAAAGAATAGATGTTCCAAGATCTCTTACCTTTGAAAGATCAAATGATGTTACTGAAAGGTTGTCTCCACCAGAGTTTTCTGTATAGAACGCAAACACCTGGTCACCACCCGAAATTGTATTTGTTGGGTTAGTAATTGTATTTCCAGGAACTCCACCACCATCGTGGTAAATTACCTGCGCTAGTGAGCCTCCAGGGATTCTAGTTGTTTCCCAGTCTGCTGGAATTGAAGGACCAATAACTGAAGCTGGGTTCAAGAAGCCTTGGATCAAGAACTGTCCTGAAGACAAGATACCAATTGATGAAAGGTTAAGCTGCATATGGTTAACAATTTCACGAATTCCGTAATTTCTTCCAAGACCGTTGTCTACTGATGGTGCAATTCTAATTGATACCAGTGGACGTGGTGTTGAAGAAGAACCGAATGACTGTGTTGCTGTTCCAGAAGCAACAACTGCCTGTGCAAAGTTAGTGCTGTTTGAAATGTTATACATAATGGTGTTAGCTGTAACATTTGTAACAGAGAATGTTCCATTAAATGTTTGTGATTCTGTTGCTGTTCCAGTTAAACCAGTAAAAGACTGATTCTGTGGATAAGCTCTAGCATACGTAAATGTGTTTGTTGTTGGCACCCCTGTAATAATATAACTTCCGTTAAATATAGTATTAGATGCGCTAATTACGTTTGAAATCTGAACTCTTTGGCCTACCAACAGGTTGTGTGCACCAGAAGTTGTAATATTTGCTGTGCTAAATCCTGTAATGCTTGCTGCAGTAATTGAAGCAACTGTATTTACACCAGATATTGAAACATCATATCCTGGCTGAATTGTATGTGCTGTAGCTGTTGTAAGAGTTACCAGTCCACCTGTTGCTGATCTTCCTGCAATTTTAGCTGTAAATGTACCAGAACCAGTAATCTGCATAAATCTCTGCATACCAGCGGTAAAAATGTAAGCCTTATCGTCGTCAAATCTTCCGTCCATAATTACAGATGAGCCCCAGTGTGAAATAACTGGTGCACACTCTTGTGAAATTGGCTGAACTGAAACTTGTGCGCTACCTGCTCCGCCAGGAATAGTTGCATCTGGCGAGAACACAACATTTGCTTGTGTTCCAGTAAGCTGAACCATTGATCCAGAATAATTAATAGACATTGGTTGACGTCTTGCAATATTTACAAGCCAACCTCTTGCAGTTGGGTTATATGCTCCAATTGAAGAATACGAAACAATTTCTGTATTTAGGGAATCCTTTATCATGAGGTGTCCAGAAGATGGCCAGAAATCAACATTATCAACATACATTGCAATTTCTGTTGGCTGAAGATCTGCTCCGCTGATTGCGGTTCCTCCTGCAACAAGACGGGCAAACTTTGTTGGCTCGTTTACTGCTTCATAACGTGCTGGAAGGTTTCCAGAACGCATATACGCTTCTGTATTAGCATTGTTGTTAGGCATTTTGTGACAATAATAAACATTTCCATCTGATGCTCTAAATCCAAATCTGATAAATCCTGCTCCGTACCATGTATAGTCAATGTAAACCATCTGCATGCGAGCTGGATTAATAATGTATCCTGAAGGACCAGTTCCGTCCATCTTATCAATATTCCATTGTGATTGTGGAACCTTTATTGTTTCCATCTTGAGGTATCTTGCAGAAGTAGCTGACTGAGCTCTATATGCTGGAGAAATATAAAGCTCTGTGTCACTATTAATTTGAATAACCTTGTAATGAGCTCCTCTAATAGTGATTTGCTCTCCTACTGTAAGCTGCTTTCTAAATCTTGTATTTGTTCCTTGTAAAAGGTTTGAGAACTGAGTAACATTAACTCTTCCAAAAAGTTCCTTCTTTGTAAATCTGCGAACACAATGAAATTGTGATCCATCATACTCAAAATAGAATCCATTTTGGTCATCAAAGAGTCCCGTACGTGTAGCCGCACCTTTCCATTTAACAACAGTAATCTTAACATCTGTTCCTCCTGGGAACTGATCTGTTGATGGAAGAACTTGATTAAGAATCATCTCATACTTAAATGAGTTTGTTCCTAAAATTTCTGTAACCTTAAAATCACCATTCCAAGGGTTGTAGTTTCCTGTAACAGTTGCATTTTCTAATCTGATTGTTGCGCCTGGCTGCAAGCCGTGATCTTGGCGTGTTGTAACAACAACACGAGTAATTCCAACAGCATTGCTGTCGCAGTAAATTGTATCTAAATCATAGTTTGGAGTAAGCATTGCTCCAGTTGAGAACTGAATTGACTTACCTGACTGATATCTAAAATAACGACGTGTTTGACGAATTGTCTGAACACCGCAAACGTTGTTTGCTGTAGTCAAAATAACTCCGCCGTCAAATGGTCGGTGATCAATGTATCCTTCTGGTCTTGTAAACAATCCAACGTTAACTGTTGATATTGGGTTTGTTACTGCTGCCTGTGCTGCCATTTGGAATTTAAATTGATTTGGAGTAGATACGTTTGTAATAAATTGAATTCCACCAATTGGATTTGAAAGATCGTTAATCAAAATTGGTGTTCCTGGTAGAAGACCATGTGGTCTTGGTGTTGTCACTGTAATTGTTGAATATGCTGCCTGATCTGAAATTGCTGACCATGACCCATATCCGCCAGGGTTTCCACCAACAATATGTGCGTTATCATAAATTCCGCCGCCGTAGACGCCAGTAAGGTTTCCATCTTTAATTGATTGATTTGGAACTACGCCTTTAGCCTGATAAGTAAATGTTGTAGAATCTACAATTGTAACTGGATAAGTTCCGTCAGCTGTAGCTCCTGATGTTGATTCTTGAACTGAAACAACGTCACCATTTGCAAGACCGTGGTTTGATGCGGTTGTAACTGTAACTGTTGATCTTGGTGAAACTCCATTTCCTGATATATTAATAATATCGTATGAATTTCCGCCTGTGTTTCTTGAGAAAAATGTTGGGTAATTGTTGCATGTTACTAATGCTTCCCACTTTGATGGCTGAACACCGTATTCAAAGTCTGTATCCATAAGTGACTGTGGTGGTGCAACACGTAGCTTTTGTACTGCATCTAGCAGTGCTGGCTCAAATGTTACTGTCTCTGCGACTTCATCGTAGACAATTGCAAGCTTGTCTGTGCTGAGCATAGAAGAGCAATTGTATTCAAGTACAATTACTGTACCTGGTCTATTTGAACTGGTGTTATCCTGTGTTACAGAAACATATCCCGTATTTGGGTCGGAGAAATTGTAGATAACAATATTTTTTGTAACATTGGTAATGAGCATAAGGCGCTCTGGCTTAATGACTCTAGGAACAGTAATCGTATTTGTGGTTGGATTAAATGTATAGTATGTATCTTCAATTTGTCTTCTTGCCATGTTTTATTCTCCTAAAATAAGAAACTGCTTGCAGCGAATCTACTGTTTAACTGTGATTGTGTTAATGTTGAAGTATACTTTGGATAGTATATTCCAAGATTAAGTAGTGCGTCCACTTGCAAAGCGTCTGTCTTTGCATAGAGTTCATTTGCTACTACGTTACCTGAAGGACCAGTTGGGCCAGTGGCGCCTGTATCACCCTTCAAACCTTGTGGGCCCTTGATGTTACCCTGTAAGGACCAAGCCCCAGACCCTGATGCATCATAAATGTACCAGGCTCCAGTTGATGTTGCTAAATATTGATCATTTCCTAAAAGACCTGAAGGTGCTGGACTTAAAGAAGTTGGAGCATTGACTCCAGTAAAAATTTTACTTCCTCTTGTTCCCTCAACACCTTGAGTTCCTTGGTTTCCCTGTTGTCCAGTTGCACCTCTAGGAATGTTAAAGTTAAAAATTGCTGCAGACGCTGATCCAGAATTTGTTATAGTTGCATTTGTGCCTGCGTTTGTAGTATTTACTGTACCAATAGAAACAGTTGCGGGTGTTCCTGCGGGGCCCTGTGCACCTGTAGGTCCTTGTGGACCTGGTCTAGAACCTGCTACGACAACCCAAGAAGAGCCGTCCCATCTTTTAAGTGACATGTATTTACTCCTTTACAAAGTATACCAAAGTTTTTATAAAAAGCCCATCCATACTAACGCCTGGCTACTTTGTGACTGTATTCTTGTTTTAGCGTGTTCTGTTTCTCTAGGTTGCATAACCCATAGGCCATTTATTGAAATATAGACTAATCCAGTTGTTGCATCTACCGCCAACATTCCTGGCTTTGAGCCAGCAACTGGAAATGCAGCGTAATTTGCATAAGTTGTAAAAACTAAATTTGTATAATAAGACGGAGTATCTAAATCATTTATATCTACCCAAAGCTGAACATTTTCTGGATTTGGAGTAGAAGATCCAACTTCCAACAATTGCCCGTCTAAATCATCTGTATCAATCCAAAGCTCTCCTTGATATTGTGGGGTTGTTGGCTCATCTGCAGAATAAATTAATTCTCCAGGAGATAAACTTGGATCTATCCAAAATTCATATTGATCTGGGTCTGGTGCTGTAAGACCTGTAAAAAATTGTCCATATGGCTCGCCAAGATCGTCTACGTCAAACCAAATGTCTCCTTCAAGCGCTGCTGCATTTGGAGGAGCAATCATTCCAAAAAATAATGTTGCTGGTGTTGCTGTTCCATCTGTAGAAATGCTTGGCAATCCTCCACCGCCGCCTGCGCCACCTGAAACGTCTTTCCAAACTAATCCGTCAAATACTCTAAGTTTTTCTGCGGCAAGATTGTAATAGATTTGTCCTTCTACTGGATTTGATGGAGCAATGTCCATTCCAATAATTACACCCTGATTAAATGTATTTTTTGCGGTCCAAACATTTTCTGTTGCTAGACCCAATGATGTTGAAGCGTATTCCCAACTTCCAGCAAATGAGTACATCGTCCAGGATCCGTTTGTTGCTCCGCCTGGCTCTGGAGGATAACCTGGATTTCCTGGATTACCAGATCTTATAAAATATGATCCCACTACTCCATATGGGCTTCCTACTGGAATACTAACTACATCATTTAATGCATAGTATGCTCCATTATTGTAATCACCTTTATATGCGGCTGGATATTTGTTATAAATTTTAAGGGCTCTAACGCCACTTCTAAATTCATCTGTATCTAACCAAAATGCTCCGTGAGCTGGGTCAACTGGTGGAACATCTGCCATAACAGCCTTAGAAGGCTCTGTAATGGCTTCTAAGATAAGCTTGTTGGCATCGTCGTCATACATGATATTCATGTTCTTGTTATTTGCGCTTTCAAAAAGCGGAACTATAAAATCTTGTACTTGTTCTTGTGTTAGTTGTGGGCTTACGGTTAAAATAATTTTATTGTTTTCATCATCATATGTTGCTGTTACGCTATTGTGGTCAGTGTGATTAAATAGCAAAGCTGAGGCGTCTTGTGCCGCCTCAATAAAGTTGGTAATATTAGAAGAAGTGTGTGTATGTCCAACTGGAGACTTTCCAGACAATGCTGTTGTTACTGTTGATGCAAAATTGGCGTCGTCGCCTAATGCTGCAGCTAATTCATTTAAAGTGTCTAAAGCAGCTGGAGCAGAATCTAAAAGATCTGAAATTTTTTCATCAGTATACGTTCCTGCTGCCGATAATGCCGCATCTGCACGAGATTGAGCATCTGCGGCAATTGAAGAAGGAATTTGAGAGGCTTGAAGTTTTCCGTCTAGGCCAAGAGTTGCCAAGCCTCCAGCTGATCCCTTTTCGTCTTCATATAAAGATAGCGATACATAGTCTCCTAGAGAATCCTCTAAGTTTCCTAAGTTTGCACTTGTAAGGTCAACAAAATTTTTGAGAGTTGTTAGTCTGTTTTCAATAGAGGCTACGTCTGTTGAGTTATTTATACCAAGCTTTAGTTCAAGCTGGTATACTGCGTCATTTAGCCTTCTATGTTGTGCAGAGTGGGAAACTGCTTGTACCGAGTCGGTTGCAAGTGGTTGAATAAATATGTCTAATTGATTGGGGTACAGGGTTTCCATATTATAATTATACCAACAATGGCGTTAGGCTACATATCCTCTGGCTTTTGCCCAATCGCTACATTTGGAGGATTTTTGGGTGGCATCATCCAGGTCCTTGGTCCGCCAGTGTATATGAAATCAGCAAAAACCTTGTCAAGCTTAGCATAGATATCAATTTCTTCTAGCCCAGAGATATCTTGTAGCTTTAAGGTTTCACAAAAATACTTATTGAAATTTATTGCTTCTTGCATAGACTCATGTTTCTTATAGTATTTAAAGCCTAGATCTCTCATTCTTCCAGTCTCATCAGTTTGAAAAACGGCAGTTTCATACCTTTGTGCAGCATTAATGATTGTATTCACTCTCAAGCAAAAATTGCCGAGGTCCACCACTTTTCTTATTTGCCACCTTTTTGTTTCAACTCTTATATCGTGAGCCATTACCAATTACCGTACTTTCTATTGAAATCTACTTCAAACTTATGTTCTTCTGAAAAAGTGTAAAATGTGTTTAGAGTATATCTAGTACCATTTTTTACTTCCTTAACTCCATGAGCATGATGAATATCTCCTGGAAAAAATGCTAACATGCCTGCTTTAATTTTTATTTCACGGTCAAACTGGGGAAACCGTATTTCTCCCTCTTCAAACTCATCGTTTAAATAAAGAACACACCCTATGTCTCTCCAATTCCAAACGTGTGGTTCTCTTGAAAAATTTTCATAATCAGAATGAGGCGGCTGAGCTTGACCGTGTGGCCAACGAATTAGATTAAAGCAGTCTGGCCAAATATCTTTATCTAAATTCCAAGATTCTTTAATTTGTTTTCTAATTCTTCCTTCTATTTCCCAAAGCTTTTTGGCTATAACAATGTCGTACTCTGTTCCAAATCCAAGTTCTGGCGTAAGCAAATGTATAATTGAAAGGTGTCTATTTGTCCACTGATTTTGTGGATCAGCGTAATTTCTCTTTTCCCAAAGATCATTCTTGGTTAAATTTTTTTCGTAATCCAAAAGCATTAGTCTTTCTTCTTCATTAATAAAATTGTATATAACTACAACGTCTTCTAGTGCCATTTATGCTCCTACAGGTATCCATTTAAAGGGGTATTGATTTTCAATCATAAATCTTGGGGCAATATTAAAGTATATACACTCTACTTTTTCATTTTTATATGTTATTTCTTGTCCCGCTTCAAAAAACAGCATATCCCCGCAATTAAGCTTTTTTTCTTCGTTGTTTAAGTATATAACAATTTCTTTTTCTTGTAAAGAAATTATGCCATTAAAGCACGGTATTCCAATTCCGCCAAAATCGTATATGGCCCTAGTGCTTACAAATTCTTGAAAATAATCTGAAGAGATATAGTATTCAGATCCGCTAAAATTTATTTCATTCTTTAAACATTGTTCTTTTAAAATGGCTAAAATATTTTTATACAGGCTTAATATATTTGAATTGTATATACCAAAAACATTGAACTGAGTTGAAGAATAGACAATAGATTCTCCTATAAGATCGGCTCTATCTCCAGAGTTAAAAAAATAAATTTCTTCTGTACTATTTTTTACAGACAATATTGCTTCTTTAACTCCATCAACATTACAGTTTGCTTTTATCATGAAATAGTTTTAATTCTTTGTCTTATTAATTTTTGAACTTCTGGTTGCAATGTAAGCCATACATGGTCTGAATTAACGTAGTGAACAAGCAATATTCCAACTTTATTATTTTCTGGATCTGGAAATTCTGGCTTCCAGTGATCTTGATCGTTGGCATAAAACCCTATTGCTTCATTTTCCAAAAAAGAATATTCTTCGCCTTCAATTATAAGGGGCCATGGAGTTTTGTGATAAAGCCCAATATCTAATGTATAAGTGCAGGGACCTGAATCACGGTGAGGATTTAAATGTGCTTGTTTTCCAGAATACTCAGAAAATATTGCATATGTTGGAACAATATTTTCATTATTAAACCATTTTTTTGATGGCTCATGTAATTTTTCTAAAATAGATTTTAAAACTGGATCATCAAAGGAATCAATACGCTTGCTATTATAGAAATCATATTCGGCATTATTTAAAAAAGAATGACTTTCAAAATAATTTCTTATTTCATTGAAATATGACTCTTCAAAAATGTTTTTAATTTTAAATGCGTTCATCAAAAACTATCTCTATAAACTTTCTCTCTGTGCCTTCTCCAATTTTATTAATATTATATTTATAATCTTGTCCTGAAGGAAACACTATCATGCAGTTTTGCTGCAAATTAATAGAAAAATTTTGACTTGGAATATTGACATTTCCTCCGCTAGTTACTGTATCTAAAAAATACAATACGGTGTATCCGCCTTCTACTAAGTTACCAGATCTTTCTTTTAATTGTGGGTTTTCTGTTCCTGGTAATTGTATAAAATGATCTTCGTTTCTTGTCCACACATTAACTTTTTCTACAATTGAATTGCTTTTAAAATAAAGGCTTAATGCGCTAAAAAGAGATTTATAAAAAAATGTTTTTAAAACTAAATTTTCATCATTTTTGCCAATATTAAATTCTGCATGGTATATCTCATTTTGACCTAAAACAAGTTCTTTTTTTTCATAAGAAATTGAATTTAGGTCTATACCCTCAACAACATTTTCAATATAAGATATGCCGTTTAAATAGTTAATTATTCTCATTTTTTAACACCTCTTTTATTCTTTTATTGTACCATATTGTTGGGTACATAAAGTCTCTTGGTGGCTCTTCAATATTTGGAAGCAGGGTTATTTCTTCTACTTTATATTTATCTGGGCTATTAATATTTTTTTGATATCTTACGTACCCATCTTGAGCCGTTCTATTTCTTACCTTTGGCGCATGAAAATCTGAATTTAAATTATTCTTTAACAAAAATTTAGTTATTACACCCCACCATTCCCAAACGTGGGAGGGTCTTAAAGCTGGATTTGTGTAAACTCTATTCAGCTCATTGTTTTTATCTAATGTTGCATATACATCTGGGTAATCGTTTAATATATAGTTTGAAACAATAATTGTTCCACTTTTGTATTTATCATTTTTATAAAGTGATCCACAGTAGCTTATAGAAGAATGGTTATCTAATTTAGCAAGGTGCATCCAATACCCGTCTAATACTTCTGGCCAACTTGATAACATTTTATATAGATACTGAGTCGTGAACAAGCATTTCTTGGGTGAAAAAGATGTCGTATGGCTCACAGTCAATAGAAACAATTTCATGAGAAACTGGAACCATTTGCAACATTGTTATCTGCTCAAAAGAGTTTGAAGCATAGCTATAAATCTGATCAGTGTCAATTATATCTGCTGTTGCAATAAATCTTGCAAGGCCATCTCTTTTTATTAGAATATAATGGTATTGAGAAAATATATCTCCGTTAATAGCAACAACTGTATCTCCTATTTTTTTGTGAACCATCACAATTGTTGTTGTTGTATATTCAATATTTGGTTCTGATTCAGTCCAGTTATAAATGCTTTGATTAGCTTCTGGGCTAGACATATAAGGAACACCCTCAATGTTTGCTGAAACTAAAGTATCCCCTACTTGCAAGCTTCCTGCTGCAACTAATCCGTTTGGAGTTCTGACAAGAGTGTGCACTCCTAGACTTTTCCATCCACTGATAGGAGGAAGATTAATGGGTGGCACTTCTGGTGGTGCGGGTGGTGGAGGATTGTTGTAGTTGTCATAGTTGCCATAGTTGCCATAATTTCCATAATTTCCATAATTATCATATGGCGGAGGATTGCTATAAGGATTATAGTATGGCGCAACATATGTATACAAAGTTATATTTATTGTACTAAGTGCATCTACCAAGTTTCCAGCCGTTACGCTTTGACCTGTAATTTTTTGATCCAATGAGTTGTCTGACCCAGTTGTTCCAGAAACTGTTCCAGCAGTTAATCCAGCAGCTGTAATTGCTGCAATAGCGGCTGCCTGAGAAAGACCATAAACATTTGGTACTGCAATTCCCTGATAGGACTTGTAAACAAATTCAACTTCTGTTTCTCTAGGAATAACTTGTCCTGAAGTATACGTTGGCAAAGAAGCAACTTTGTTATTTTCTGCAGAATAATTTGTTACAATGCTAGTGGTCTTAAATCTAAGGCCAGCATTAGATAAAGCAGTTTCTGCTTCAGCTCTTGTTAATCCTACTAAATTTGGAATAGACGTCCTAGACGTTAGTCTGGACTTTCTGGATGTTTTTTTCATTATGCTACTAGGTCTCCAAACACTACCCACAAATTAGGGCCTCGTTTTAAACATGTTGCACTGCTCCACCTAGTTCTTAATTTTAAACCTGGTGTAGAATCTGGTGTAAATCCTGTTCCAGCAATAGTAATTTGACTTGTTGTTGTTTGAAGAATATCAATGTAGGTTCCTACTGGAAAATCTACAGTAGAATCATTTGGAAGGGTAAATGTTCCAGTTGACATTTCAATTAATTTAAACGCATCAATTAATGATGGTGTATATGAAGCATTAACTTGAACAATTGAAGTTAAGTTGTTGTCTGATATGTCTGTTACTTTAGCAAGCTTGTACCATGAGCCTGCATGTGCATAATAAGCAGCACCAGTACCATGAACGTGTGCAAACATGCCATGTTTGTCTGCCGCAGATGGCAAATTACTTTCTGCAGCATAATGCTCCCAATGTAAGTCTGAACTTTGAATACTTTCTTCTGGAATATTTAAAGTACCAGTTACTGTAAGGTTATTTGCATTTAATTGTGTAGATGAAGTAATTGTTGGAGAAGAAATTGATGTTGTTGTAGATATTGTTGCTGCTGTTAAGTCTCCAACAGCAAGGTCATCAAGGGTAGCCTGTGTCCAATTAATTGTTGTTGATGGTTCATCTGCAACACCTTTAAATAGCTTCCATTTGTTTGCCTCATGGTCTCTTGCAATGCCAGTGTGTTGATATGTTCCATTATTAAAGCTTCCGACTAATCCTACGTCAATAATATTTGCTTGATTATTTTCTCCTACATAAATAAGTGGATTAGCAACAGAAAGATTTTGTGTTGATTGTGTTGTTGTTGATCCAGTTACTGTAAGGTTGCCTGAAACCGTAAGATTTGATGTACTTGTTGTTCCAGTAAAAGAAGGATTTGCTAAAGGGGCTTTTAAATTAAGGGCTGTCTGGGTTGCTGTTGATATTGGCTTGGCTGCGTCTGATGTATTGTCAACATTATTTAAACCAACCATTGACTTTGTAATTCCGCCAACTGTTCCAGTAAATGTTGGAGAAGCAACTCTTGCTATTGTTGCTGGAATTTCTGCATCCATTATTAAACCATTTGAATCTAGGGTAGGTATTCCATTTGGCTCATCTAATATTCCTTGAAAATAAGAAAATTCTACATAGTCACCAAGTGTGTCTGTCAAACCAGAAGATAGTACAACTTCTGGGGCAGTTCCAAATACAAACTTATTTGTTGCATCATTATATGTTACAGTAATATGAGAATGGTCTGAGTGGTTAACAGATGTTCCAATTGCATCTTGTACTGCCTCTACTAATTCTCCTGGATAAACATTTAAGTAAACACAATCATTCCATCTTGAAGTTTCTGAGTATCCAGCTTTAAATCTAAATTTATCTAATGCAAGACCAATCTCTCCTGGCTTTAAAATTGGATTATTTGCAATCCAATTTGCCTCTGTATCTCTTCTCATTTGAATTCTAATTGCCATTATCCATTACCCCCGTCAAGATTTGTATCTGCATTGTATTGAGCACCTGATAAACCGCCATCAAAGATAGAAAGATTTGGATTAAATGATCCTGCAATAACTGTATGAATTGATCCGTCATATGTATGGATATGATCTTCAAGAACGTACTGAGACCCATTTACTGGCATCCATCCAGTTCCAGTATGCATCATTAATGCATTCATCTCTGTGTTGAAATATAGTGACCCAGCATGTCCATCCGTCGGATGGTCAGGAAGTGTTGGCAATGACAGGGTTGCTAAGAATTGTCTTGCCATTTATTATCCTGTAATTACTACTCTGTATGCTCCAGCTGCTGGGGCAGTTGCAAATCGTACTGTTACTGTATTAGCAGTTGTTCTTTCTGTATCAACTTCAACGTTGTTCCATTCTGCTGCTGACTCATAAACCTGAATAGAAATGTCTCTTGTGTTAAGACCATGGTTTACAGTAAAGATTGTTCCTGCGCCTGAAATTGTTACATAGTCTCCAGTATTTAGGTCTGCTGCAAACTTGCGAGCAATTGCATATTGACGGCCATTGTCTAGCCCAACCTGCCATTGATCAGCTGTTTCATTCCATGTTAAAAGTGCGTCTTCTTCAGCACCACGGTGGATAATAAGCCCAGAATCAAGAACTGGTGTTGCTGACTCAGACATATTGGAATTAAGATTAATCTTATTATCAACAATATTTACCTGAGTTGAGCTTACTGAGTTAATTGATCCTACAACATCAAGATTTCCATTAACTGTAAGGTTATTTCCAATTGTTACGTTATTTGGAAGACCAATTGTTACAGTTGCATTTTCTCCGCCTGAATTTGTAACTTCAATTTCATTTGCTGTACCAGTAATTCCAGCAACATAATCCCCAGTTGTTTGTGTTCCAAGGTTTACATTCTTTACTGTTACTTCGCCGTTAGATACATTGAAATCTGCTGTAGCAAATGATGCCACACCACGATTTGTTGTTGTTGCAATTTCTGCATCTACTGTAAGTGTTCCAGCGGCGTCATCATAAGTTACATCAATGCCTTCTCCAGCAATAATTTGTGAAGAAACAATGTCCTGAATTCTTTCAGCATTAATTGTTACAGAACCAGAAGCAACCTCAAAGTCTGTGGCTGGGAAATTAGCAACACCCTTATTTGTATGAGTTGCATCTTCTGCTGATATTGTAAGAGTATTACCAACTACAGAAGAATCAATTCCTTCTCCGCCAATAACTGTCAAACCTTCTGTGAGAAGATCAATTTGAATTTCTGTTGTATTATCGTCAGTAATCTTAAGCTGTGTAGCTACATCAACCTGACTTGCTGCTGTTAAGCGACCCTTTGCATCAACTGTAAATGTTGGGATCTTTGTTTGAGAACCATAAGAACCTGGTGTAACCGCTGTATCTACAAGTGTAAATGTTGCGTCTCCAGATGTTGGATCCTTTGAAATACCAATTTGTCCAGATTCACCAATAATGTCTGGAAGTTCGTGTACGTGATCTGCACGAGCTACTGATGAAGATGTTCCATCAGATTTTGTGTTACCAAATGTTAGGAGTGTTGTTTGTCCGCCTGCACCGAAATCACCAGAGGCTCTTAGCCATGTGGTTCCGTTCCAGAAATATAAGAAATTGTCAGTGGTGTCATAGTAGATCTGACCAGTGACTGGATTTGTTGGCTTAGAAGAAGCAGGAAGATTTTGAATGCGAGCATTCAACAATTCATTCTTTGTTAGGTCTAAGCTGACTAGAAATTTTCTTGCCATATTATATTACTCCCCTTTTAGGACAGATACGCTGTCCCAGAAAATGCTTGTGCCATTGTTAGTGTAAGCACGTTAATACTATTATAGTCTATTCCCGTCTCTAATACGTCACCACTACTAGATTTAACAGTCACGTTTGGGTGGAACTGAAGATTATGTTCTATTCTTAAAGAATATACTCCATTGACTGGCCCAGTCACCTGGGAAAGCTCCCATGGATACATCATGGCAACTTCTGTATTCAAAAGATAATTTGGGGCTCCTGCCCATGTTTGATCTGTTGGCTTTGGCCCATAAAATCTTGTCGTGTCTTTGTCGTAATAAAAATCTCCATTAATTCCAAGAGACTCTGCTGGAGCGCCATTTCCATTAAGGATCCCCTTTCCTCTTGGACCCTGTACACCAATATCTCCAACGACTACTTTGTTTACATTCTCACGAACTACTATTTTTTCAGCCATTATATTGTCACCGATCTACTTAGAGTTAAAAATCCTTCAAGTAACCTTATTTTATTACCATTTGTATCTGTTACAACAAGGTCGTAAGCAGACTTTGGAAAAATTAATTTATTTGTTGATGCGGCAGGAACTGTAACTGTTACAACATTTCCAGCAATGCTAATTCCACTTGATGATGGGGTAGACATTGTTGCTACTAATTGTTTTCCGCCTTTTGTATCTCTAACCTGCATTTTTGCGGTTGAGCCTGTTAATGATATTGGATTATCGTTTGAGTCTAAATACTCAACTTGAAAAGAGAAAGTAGCACCTTGGTCTACTTCAAAATTTTTAACTGCTGCCACAATACCCTGCCTTATTTGATAAATTAAATAGAAAAGTCCCTATGCCAATTTTAGCATAGGGACAGTCCTAAAGTATTTACTTAGTTACGCCAAAAGACTTGTCGTTTGGATTCAATGCTCTCAATAGCACAGGTGCTACTGCTGCTACTCCAGCCATTGCCAAATCCTTCGGATTTGTATTGCCTGTCATATATAGTGCTAGTGCTGCTGCGAAGAATGAACGTCCGTAGCTTGCTAGAACTGCTAGTGCTTTTTCCATTTCTGTGACCTTTCCGTCATTGTTAAGATCTGCCTTTGCTGACTTCTTAACTGCTTTTTTTGCTGTTGCCATTTTTATCTCCTGATAGAGAAGTTGTCTCTATGAATTGGGTTTCCCCAATATATATTCTACCACTAAGCGGAAATATCTACAATTTCGCAGTTTCCGTCAGAAGTACAGGCAAGTGTTTGTGTTCCAGATGTTCCGTCTTCTGTTTCATAGAAAGACAAATCTTCCCATCGGATTGAAGGAGGCATCTTTGAAACAAGATCGTTGTACTCTTCTTCAGTAACTTCCTGATAAGGCGCTTGCTTATAGGAATGGTCTGAATGAGGCAGGAATGAGATACCAGATACTTCATCAAAGTGCTTGTATACCCAAGCACCAACTTCCATCCATTCGTCTTCTTTAACAGAAACTGTAATTGAAGGCTTGTGTTCACACCAAGCACGTTGGTATACAAGCCAAGTATTCAAATGCTCAATTGCTGTAAGATCATTTCTTGTAATTGCACCTTCTGGTGCTTTTACTGGAAACGAAAACACATAAGTGTCATTTGGTTTCATAAAATCATCTTCCACTGGAATTCCAACTTCTTTTAAGAATGTTGAAAGTGGATCTTTCTTATCGCCACGAACTGTGCGAATATAATGTGGTGAATGCCAAGCATGCATTCCTGAAGATACCCCGACCAATTGAGATACTGTTCCAGAAGGCTTTACACAAGTAATAGCTGCAGACTCAGGAATCCCAATTTTCCCAGCCTCTTCTTTATTAATTTCTCTTGCATACTCACGAAGAGATACCAAAGTGTCTTCAAGCTTCTTTAGATTTTCTTTTCCAGAGAAAAATTTGTTTCCAAACTGTCCTGTAAGTGAAACTCCAAGAAGTCTTTCTTCTTCAGTGTTGTCTTTCCAAATCTTACGCAAATACTTAAAATCTGTTAGCGTTGACTGCCAAGTTCCAAGAATTGTTGCAAGGCGTACTTTTTCTGCAACAGTTGTAGGTGTATCCTTTTCACGTAATACGACTTCTGAAAGATTACAAAACTGATAAGGACGTAGAATAATTTCTGAGCAAGGATTTGTTCCGTAGTGGACTTCAGGATCTCTGCGACCATACTTAGCTGCTTGCTTTTGCGCCGCCGCCACATTATAAATGCCACGTTCACCCGATTTTGAATCATAAAGAGATTTCCATTCTGCTATAAATTGTTCCATTTCTGGTTTACGAGAATAAGCAACAGAGTTGTTTGATAATGCACGTTGCGAATTATTCTCCCACCAGTTTCCTGATTTTGCTTGAGCCATTTCAATGTCGTTAATGTTTGAAAGTGAAATCATTGCAGATCTACGAACTCCTCCGACAACAACAATCTCTCCAATTTTACACATTAAATCATGTGCTTCAATAGGCTTTAGTTGACGACCAGCTGCTGATTTAAACTTTGCAATTGTAAAATCAAAAAGGTTAATAAGTGGTTGTGGGCCAGATGAACGGCCACCCATTGTCTTAAGACGTGCACCTGCAGGACGCAATTTACTTACATCAATTGCTGGAACTTGACCAGACCAAAGAAGTGCAAGAAGTTCACGGTAAGCCTTTGCCCAACCTTGTTTTGAATCCTCTACTGTAATAACGGTTGTAGACTTTTCAAAAGTTTCTGGGACGGCAGGAAGTTTGTTGACATATTTATATTCAACCGAGAAGCCAACACCAGTTCCACACATCAAGATATACATAGTTTCATCGAATGATCTTGGATTGTCTACTGGAACAAATGAACAGTTGTATCCTGCTACATGGTCTCTGTCGAGAGCTGGTCCTGCAGTCATTACTGAACGCATAGAAGGCATGACACTTCTGTCATAGACAGCCTGCTTTAGCTCTTCTACTGTTTTAGAATCTGGAACATAGTCCATTGATTTAAGGTGGGAAAGCATAAAGTCAAAGTATCTATCTACTGTTTCACCCCATGTCTCACGACGGTTATCTTCTTGCAACCATCTTGCATATCTTGATAGTGCAATAAAATTCTCATATGGGTTTTCGATAATTCTTGACATTTATAAAATACTCTCCTCCGCCGTTTTTACAGCTAATTAATTTTTGGGTAACTACAAGTATACCTAAACTTTTTTCAGAGGGCAAGAGCTAAGAAAATTTTTTGGATAAATCTTCAAAAGCATTCTTAGTCAACTGATCCCAGTTATACTTTTGATGAACTTTTTCTGATTGAGCAAAATAGTAGCCAGAATAAGCTTTATAATTCATAACTACATCTAACATGAGTTCTTCAAGGTGTTTTTTATCTGGTCTAAACATTTGCCCAATGTATTCATGTCCAATAGATTTAGGCAAAGTGTCAGATGTCAATGTTGACTTTAGCTTTAGAGGTCCAAGAAATTCTTTGTAGTCCGCCCAGTCATAAGTTGAAATTACTGGCATACCAGTTGCTAAACCTTGCAAAGGAATAAATCCAAAACCTTCTCCCCAGGAAGGATAAACAAGTGCGTGGTGAGAATGATATAAAAATAGTAGTTGACTAGTATCATATTCTTCTGTTATAATAGATATATTATTATATATATTAGGTAAAGATAATATATTCTTATTATTATATATTCTAATAGTATTAAATAGATGCGCTTTGATTGTTAAGTGATATTTTGGGTTATTGCCAAACAATTTAATAAAAGTTTCAACAACAAGTTGTCCATCTTTTCTTGGAGCTGGTTCTCCAATATGAAGAAATCTAAAAACTCCATCATCTTTTAAAGTTCTTTTCTTTGGTTTCCATAAACTTTCAATACCATGTCTGTAAACCTTGATATCTTTTGTTACACCGTTTTTCTTAAACACATCTGCAGTCCATTCAGATGTTGCCCAAACTTCATCACATAAATTAAACTTAGTAGCCCATGCTGGATCCATTGATGTTGATTCCCATGGAGTATATCCTATTTGATATTGTCCTCTATGAAATTTAAAATTATCTGGTTGTGTAAAGTTTATTTGTACTTCAGCTTTAGGGTTTGCAAAACTTACATTATGTCCTAATTTTTGTAATGATCTAACTATGTTTTGACCTGCGTAGCCAAATCCAACAGCAGGATTTAATCCCGCTCTTACCGTGTAATATGAAATGTCCATGTTATCTTTCTGGTTGACTAGCTTGACAAGCCCATACTTTCTTTAGTACTATTAGAGTTACTGTCTCTTAGGAGGTAATAACCTATGGAGAAAAATATGAAGCGTTTGTATGACTTACTTAGTAATTCTACCATATTCGTAATGTTTACGGTAGCTATATATTTTGTAGCAACTACAAATGGACCTGCATATGCTGCAATGATTGAGGAGCAAGTTGCTGCTCAAGAAATGCAGAAAAAAGTAGAAGCTTATTCAGTAGCAACTGATTTAAGTGACTGCGAGTTAGTTGAAGTTTTGAGCATTGCTGGCTTTAATGGTCAGTTTCTAAAAAAGGCGTGGGCTGTGTCAAAGACAGAGTCCAACGGAAGACCGCTTGCTCACAACGGCAATAGAAAAACAGGGGACAACTCTTATGGCATCTTTCAAGTAAATATGATTGATGGTTTAGGAGATGTAAGAAGAGACAAATACGGTCTCACTTCCAATTCAAATCTATATGACCCCATTTTAAACGCAGAAGTCGTTTATAGAATGAGTAAGGCGGGCAAGGACTGGAGTTCTTGGCCAAGTTACGGAACTGTAAGATACAAGGAATTCATAACTGGATTCCCTGATGAGTGTTTAACAATGAAAAATAAGTAGGGACAGTAAATTAAAACACAATTAATAGTGGCTTATCAGAAGTTGGCGGGGGAGCAAAAAGTTCCCCCGCTTACTTGCCCAATAGACAAAGCAGAATTGTTTCCAAATTTAACACACGAAGATCAGCTTTACCTATATTGCTTAGAGTGTTCTTATAAAAATTATATGGGTTTAGAGATGTACGAAAAAGTAGAAAAGTATGTAGAGAAATATTATGGTAAGCAGGAATCTAGTTAACGGCGGAGAAGTCAAAGAGCTCAAAGAGCCAATCAATCTTCTTGTGAGAACTCTTGTTCCGCCTAAGTGGATTTTAGTTGATCAAGAAACTGGTCAGGTATATCAAGGTTCTGACAGAATGGATTCTTATGGTCCATGGGTAAGACTTAATGTAGATGACAAATATGTTCCACACGATATAGCAGATAGAGTTAAAGCAATAATTGAAAATGCTTCGGCAGTAGAGAAGAAAGTGATATAATATATATATGCTAAGAACAAAACTTTTAACCTTGTCATCAGTTCCACAGGAACTTACAATTGATGATGCAGTAGATGGCCCAAATCATATTTCAATTCAAAATGTT